ATGGCGGAACTGGATACGCTTCCACTAATGTTATTTCAATCGCTGGTACATATATTGGAGGAACAACACCAACTAATAACATCTTACTATCTCCTGTGGAGTTAGGAACAGACATCATGCCTGATCGTTTGTTCATACAAAAAGTTGATGATGTTAAATTTAGAATTGCTGGTTTATCAACTTCACTTCCTTTCCAATTCACTGGTTTAGGAACTGGAACACAAATACTTAAAGTTGCAGAACCAAATAAGCAAGCACTCATCTTGATTGACAATATTATTCAGACACCTCTTTCAAATAAGAGACTATCTGTTGATGTTGCTGATGCTGTAGGTCCTAACGATCAAGGTATCAGTATTACATCTGGTATTTCATCAATTTCAAAAGGAGATGTAATCAAATTAGATGATGAATTGTTGAAGGTAATTCAAGTTGGTGACTCAACATTTGCTCAAGCTAGAAATGCAATAGCAAATAGTACAGTTGCAACTGCTTTCTATTATGATACTAACAGAGTTAACTCAAGTGTTACCTCAGTTGACAGTCAATTGGTGACTATGGATGATAACCCTCCATATTAACTATAAATAAAGAAAAAACGTTTTTAAGTAATGTCTAAACAAGGGATTAGTACAGGTTCGGCTCCGAATGATGGGACGGGCGATACCCTATTGGCAGGGACTATTAAGATTAATAATAACTTCAATGAGATATATGATATTTTTGGAGATGGATCTAACCTTGTAAGTTTTGTTTCTTTTGCTAGCACTGCTGGGTATTCTACCAACTGCGGTATTGCATCAACTTCCGTCCTTGCTGGTCTTGCAGCAAGTGTTACAGATAATATCGATATCAATACATCTGGTGTTGTAACATCAAGTTATGCTGACATTGGTAAGATTACAATTCAACAGCCTGGTGCGATTACAGATGGTCCAATAGAAGTTGGATTTGCTGCAACAATGTTCCGTATCAAAGCTGATGGTATGGTCGGCATTGGAACTTCTCTACCTACATCACAGTTAGAAGTCGCATCATTCTCAAACGAAAGACCTACTATTTGGGCAGTCGCTAAAGGTAATGCACACGGATTGCGAGTATCCGATGCAGCAGTATCAGATAATAAGTCTTTTGTTGTTACTAACGAAGCATACACTGGTATTGGTTCTACTGCTCCCACATGTAGATTAGACGTTCAAGGTGATGTTCTGGTCAGTGGTGCAAGTACTTTAATGGATCAGGTCAACTTTAACTCTGACATTACAGAGAAAGTTGTAGGAAACTTTAGTGATACATTAGCTGTCAGTGCAGGCGGTACGTTTACCTTTGATGTTTCACAAGGATCGGTTGTTCTTGGTGGAATAACAACAACTGTTACCAACTGGGATTTCACAAATGTCAATGGACAAAACGGTAAGGCAACTACAGTTACACTCATCAATAATGCTGGAACTGGTTACACATATGGAGACGCATGTAAAGTAAACGGTGCTACCATTGCAAACGGTGTCAAGTGGGTTGGTGGCAATCCTCCTCCATCCACGAATAATGATGATATTTTGACGTTCAGTATTATTCGTGATAACACTGGTGTTACCAGAGTATATTGCAGTAGTTCTATCAACATCATATAGAGGAATAAATGTCAACAAGAGTTACGCCAGGATCAGGAGCTCTATTCAGACCGTCATTTAACTCAGTATATGGTGTGTCTGGAATTGAAGTTTTAGACGGAGGTGCAGGGTATGCTAAAACCGATCCTCCAAAGATCATTATAGAGGGAACAACTAGTCCTATACAGGAGGGTGTATTCTATCCTGTAATTAGTGGTGTTGGAACTATATCCGAAGTTATTATATTCAAGGCTGGTGTTGGATACTATCCTATTTTCAGTACAAGTAGCACTTCACAAGTTGTTGTAGAAAGAGGTGCTTTTGGATCAGTATCTACAAGTCATGGCACTGGTTTATCATCTGTATTCTCAGGTGATTATAATATCGTAGATGACACAATATTTTTCAGTGATGCACCATATGGTAAAGCAGGTCCTACTGGATTAGAAACTAGTTCTTCTTTCTCTGGTAGATTATTCTCCAGAAAGTTAGATCCGTTTGATGCAAAAGATACTAACGTAATTCTTGACGATATATCTTTAGAATTTACAGGTATTGCAGGGACACAGTTTACTGTTACTGAAAATAATGGTATTACTACTGCTTTGTACAACAATGTCAATACTGGCGTAGATATCAATAATAATCCGTTCATATTAATCAATAATATTGTTCAAACTCCTGGCTTAGATTTTGAAGTTGTAAATGAGACTGCTAACGCAATAAACTTTTTAAGTGGAGTTCCTAGAGCTGGTAGAATTAACAAGGTAGGATTACAAACAGGTTCTGGTTATTACCTACCACTCAAAGCAGCTGCGAGAGTTGGTGTAGGAACAACTGGTAGTGTAGAATTTTTACAATTAGAAGGGAAAGGACAAGGATATAGAGAAATACCAGAAATAAGTGTAAGATCATCTCAAGGTATTGGTGCAAGTATCAGAGCCGTACTAGGAACATCATCAGGAAGTTCTGTTGCTATCTCTACCGCAGACTATAACCATCTTACTGGTATTTGTACATTCAATACTGGTGCTTCTTCACATGGTTTTGTGGAAGATGATAGAGTAAGGATTACAGGTGCTGGATTTACATTCACTCCAGTATCGGCGCTAAGAAATGTTAATACTTTTGGTTACGATTACATAACTGGTATCACAACTATTGGTGTAACAGGTGGACATTATCTTGGAACTTCTACTAACCAAAGTAGAAGTGTCTTAGTAAAAGAAGTACAGGTTACAAACGGTATAAGCACATTTTTGTTTAGAGAAGACGCATATCCTATTGTAGAAATAATTGACAGTCTAAACGTATTGGTAGATTGCGGTGTTAGTACGCAAGCACTAGCATATGTTAGCGGTGGTCTAGTGCAGGCAGGCGTGGACACTGCAATCTTAGAAGGTAAAAATGAAATTGGTTTTGATGTATTAAGTGGACATACTACAAATACATTCAGAGCATTTGTTGGTGTCTCTACGTTTGCACATAATTATGTGAGTGGTGGTGTAGTAAACAGGGCAGAAGCGGGTATTATTACAAGTTTCGAGATTGTAGAAGGTGGAACTGGATATTACATTCCAAGATCTATATCACACGTTGAGGGAACATTCTCAAATGGTATTACAACTATTACTGCTTATGGTGCTCAAAGTGGAAGTAGTATTAACATATCACAAGTAGATTATGAGTCATTCTCTGGTGTTGCAACTATTACTGCGGCATCTGCTCATGGATTGTCAACTGCAAGTGTTGTTAAGTTAACTGGTATTAAATTTGCTACAGGTATTGGTGATATTACATTCCCATCAGATACACAACAATATTTTGGTGTTACAGGAATTATAAGCGCATTAAACTTCAGTGTGAACATTGGTGCTGCAGTAACCACAACAGGTATTCACACTGCAACTGCTGGAGTAGGTTCATTCATACCTTTTGAAGGTCATGGTTTAGAAACTGATGACTTTGTAAATGTAACTGGTGTTGCTGCAACATTTACCAGTGCTCCTGCTGTTCAAGTTGGTCATGTTGAGTATGATGAGACATCTGGAATTGCAACTGTTACTACGAGAAAAAATCACAATCTTGAAATGGATGATTGTGTTATACTTTCTGGTATTGCCTTTACTTGTGATTATGACCCTGCATTAGGAGTTTCCAGTGCTTTATATGATAATACAACTGGAGTTCTAACTGTAACCACTGCGGCACCTCATGGGTATAAGGTAGGTAAAGATGTTATAATGTCTGGTCTTGCATTTACATGTGCTTTGGACGGTGGTGCATATCAACACTATTATCCAAGAAGTAGATCAACTGCATATGATACCTCTATTCCAATTACAGGATATGCTGGAACTGGGCTTTCAATAGATGTAGGTATATCTCGTGTCAAGAATCAATATGTTCATAGATTTGAAGAGGCAGTTTCTGGTGCAATCATATATGGTGGAGATTATCCTCATCAATTCATTCGTGCAGAAGAGGGTGCATTATTAACTGGAGGACCTTTCTTACATGAGTTCCATAGTGCAACTGCAACATCTACATTTGCTGGTGGTGACTATCCACACACCTATGTAAGTTCCGATGAGAAGACAATCAAGATTGGTGGAGATTATGCACATCAATTTGTAAGTGCAGATACTAACGCTGTTCAAATAGTTGGTGGATCACAAATCACACCTACAGACGCTGATTATACTCCTAGCACTGGTTCATTGATATTGACTCTTAATGGTCACGGTTTAACAGGACCTAGTCAACACTCACTCACAACTGCTAACTATAACCCAATCGTAGGTATCCTAACTCTTACAGTTCCTAGTCATGGATTTGCAAATGGCGACATGGTTAGAATTGCAGATGGTTCTATTGGTTGGAAGTGTTCATTAGATCAATTTACATCAACAAAGTATTATCCAAGAACCACTGATCCTTTAAGTAATAATTGGGTTCCTATCAGTAACGTTCAGACCGATACATTTGAGGTCTTTGCTGGTATTACTACTAGAGTTGATTACACAGTGTCTGGGGCGGATTATACACCGTCTGTAGGTATCATGACAATGAGTATCGGAGTTCATGACCTAGAAGTTGGACAAAGTATCAAGATGAGAGATAGTTCACTCGGATTTACTTGTACTGCTGACCAAAACACTGCAATCAAATACTATCCTAGATCTAAAGATCCAATTTACAACACTGCTGTTCCTATTACAGGTGTAGCTGGAACAACTATTACGGTATTTGCTGGTATCACAACCATAGTTCCATATAACATTAGATTTGCAGACTATACACCAGCAGTGGGTATCATGACTGTCTCTCTTGACAGACTACATGGTTTCCAAGTTGGAGAAACTATAAAATTCAAAGCTGGAGCACTTGGATTTAGATGTGAACAAGATGGTTTCCAAACTAGTCACTTCTACCCAAGACCACAAGACCCTTACTATGATAAACCAGTAAGTATTGTTAGTGCTGCTGGTACAATGTTTACTGTTGACGTTGGAGCTACTGGTGGAGCAAACATATATCAATTCATACCTAATCAAGGTGTGGCAGTTGGTGGTGTTCTTGCTGGTGGTGATTATCCATACACTCTAGTTGGTGTTGGAACTGATGCGGTTATTACTGGTGGTGGAGACTACGGTCCATACTGGTATCAAAATTCTACTACTGGTGCAATCGAAAGACCGACTAAACAGGTTCAAATTGCAGAGGGTTCTCTATCATTTAAGTGTGCTAAAGACGACTATGCAACTGTTCATGCCTATCCTCGTAAGACAGACCCAGCATACAATGTTAATCTAGGTATAGTTTCTGCAACTACAAACACCTTTGAGGTGAGAGTAGGTCCTTCTACAATACAGGAACGTTCCATATCAACATCCACATACGATGCTGGTACAGGTGAACTTGTATTGAATGTTGGTGCTGGACACTCTTATTACGATCACTCATCTCACACAATTTCGACGGCAACGTATAATGCTAGTACTGGTGTACTAGAACCAACCATTGCAAATCATGGTTTCGTTGCTGGTGAGTATGTCAAGTTTGACTTAGAATCAATTTCATTCAAATGTGATCTGGATGGATATACTGCAACTAAGGCATACCCAAGATATTCTGATCCATTCTTGAATAAGTGGCTACCAATCTATCATGTCGGTGTAAATACATTCTCTGTAAATGTTGGCGTATCTACCATTGTAAATGCACACTGGTTCCAAAGTGCAACTGCTGGTGGTCTTAAGAAAGCCAGAGACACTGTTGGTATCAATACTGCATCTATAAGATTCACATGTGCTAGAGATAATCATGCAACAGAACACGCATATCCTCGTCCTGATGATCCAATAGGTGGCAATGTATCTGTTGGTATTGGTTCTACATCTGCTGACACTATAACAATCAATGTGGGTGTATCCACCATAGTCAACTATGGTATTACTACTGCAGCCTATACTGCAAGCTCAGGAATCATGACTGTGTTCTCTAATGTTCACGGATTCAATGGTGCTTTACCAAAGAGTGTAGAATTTGCAACTTATGATGCTGGATCTGGTATTATGACTTGTACTGTTCCTAATCACGGAATGGTAACTGGTAATAGAGTTCAGTTTGCAAGAGGTTCCATCAGATTTAGATGTATGATGGATCAAAGAAAGACTATCAAGGATTACCCAAGAAGAAAAGATCCAGCTGATCAACAGTGGTTATCAATTACTACTGTGGACTTAGATAAGTTTAGCGTTAATGTAGGAACATCACCTCTTGTTTATCACAGTCCTACAAGCGGGTCATATGATCCTTTCACTGGATTGATGACTGTAGATATCGGTTCACACACACTACAAAAAGGAACTGGTGTACGACTCAAAACACGAGGATTCAAATTCACTTGCGCTTTAGATAATCATGCGACAAATCACTATTACCCAAGGGCAAGTGGTATATCTGGCCCAGACCCTGCTTACAATACTTCTGTTAAGATTACTGCTACAACAGATACTACAATTACACTGGATGTAGGTAAGTCATCTAATCAATCTGCACACATCTTCGTTTCTGCTGTTGCAAACTCAGTCATCAGTGGTGGAGATTACAAGCATACATTTGAGAACGCAGACCTCGATGGAATGTTGATTGCTAGAGATACTGTTGGACTTGCAACAGACTCATATACATGGAGATGTAGTCAGGACAACTATGCTACAGATCACACATATCCTAGAACAACTGACCCAATACACAACATAGAAGTTGGTGTTGTCACATCAACAACAGACACATTTACAATCAATGTTGGTATCACATCTAGAGTTAAGTTCAATGTAACTAATGCAACCTATGATGCAAACAGTGGATTGGCAACAATTACCACAGATACTGCTCACGGACAAACAACTTCAACATCAGTTGGTTTAGTAACAGGTGGATTGGTTTACTCTTGTTCTATGGATCAATATGCAACAGAGCATCCATATCCTCGTACAACAGACCCTGCACATGACACTGCATTATATCCTACTGCTGTTACATCTAATAATATTACTTTAAACGTTGGTGTTTCTACTAGAGTAGAATATGACGTTAACCATGCAGACTATAATGAGTCCATTGGTATTATGACTGCATATCTACCTACGGTTCATGGTATTACAACTGCTGCTGGTGTTGGTAGAAATGTCAAGTTGAAAACTGAGTCTATATTGTTCTCTTGTTCTCAGGACAACTATGCTACAAAACAATTCTATCCAAAAGGCGGAGATCCTTATTACAATGGATCTATAATTACTAGAGTTATCAATAACACTACTATTGAAACACAAGTAGGACCATCCACTACACCTAGTTTCTACAACTCAGGTGGTAAGATTCAAGGTGTTATACTTGCTCCTAGATTGAGAAATAACTCTCCAAGTGGTGAAGACTTTGCATCTGGCGGTACGTTTGTAGATAAAATTATCGATAGTAAAACTTATGTTGTAAACGTAGGTATTTCTACAGTAGATCACAACTATGCTAGGGGTGGTATTTCACAACAAGGTAAGAGAATTTCATCTTCTATAGAAAAAGGATTCTCTGGATTTGATGTTATTGAAAAAATAGACGCTGCAAAATTCAGAGTTGATGCTGGTCTTACAACTGAAAGATCTATCTTCAAGAGAGGCGGTAGAGTTGACAAACCAGTGTTTGTTGATATTGCAGAACCAAATGGATACTTCAATAGAGATCTTGAATATGCCTCAGGATCAACTGGCATTGGAACAAATGCGGTTGTTAACTTCCGTGTCAATGTAGATGGTAACATTGCTGAATTTGATCTAATTGAAGAGGGAGTTGCATATAAAAACGAGGATAAACTAACTGTAGCTGGTATTGTGACTGACCCAAGAGTAGGTGTTCTAACTGAATTCCAACTAACAGTTACAGAACTTGAGAATGATACATTCTCTGGATTCTATCCAGGCCAGTTCATTCTGTTTGATGACATCTCCTCATTCTTCAACGGTGTTCGTACTAAGTTTACTTTATCTGTAACAACTGCTGGTGTCACGGAGATCTTAAGTCTTAAGACTCTGCCTGGTAGTGACATGGATATTACAAACAATATATTCATTTACATTAATGATATCTTACAGACTCCACAATCATCTTATACGTTCAAAGGTAGTAGAGTTATCTTCACTGAACCTCCAAAAGAAAATTCTAAGTGTTCTGTATTCTACTTCAGAGGATCTAAGAGAGATGTTGAGACTGTTGATCCAGTTGCATCATTGAAGCCTGGTGATGTTGTCAGAATCAAAGAAAATAGATTAGATCCACTAGACAGAGATCAGTTTGAAAGAACATCTAAGAGAATTATTGCTTCTGATGTTCTAGAAACATTCTCTTACAATAGTATTGGTATTGATACTGCTGCTGATGCAGAGAGACCACTATCATGGGAAAAACAAAGACAAGATCAAATTCTCTCTGGTGTTCTGATATCAAAAGCTAGACCAGCCTTGAAGGGTAGAGTTCTACCTACAACCAGAATTATCAAGAACGTTGGTCAGTTAGATGATAGTTTCTATGTTAGCAATGCTTTCCCTGTATTCACTGCAATTGATAAGTTAATACAGTCAGAAAGAAACATTGAAATATTTGAAGATGTAAATGTAGAGCCTGGAATTGTTACATCTCTAGTTTCTACATCATCTAGTATCTCATCCTTAACAATCACAGATGCTGGATCGGGGTATGTAAATGTCTCTAATCCAACTGTTGCGATATCCAGTTCGTTGATCAAACGTCAAGATCCTATTTCTGCATGGGAGTTCGATGCTATCACTGGTATAACATCTGCTATTGAATTTAAAGCAATATCTAAAGAAGATCCATACGTTGCTGTTGGATCAAGTAGTTTCTACATGAATACTAAGAGTGGTACATTCTGGGAGAGAGGTAGAATTGGATTTGGTGGAACTGTCACATTCAATGGTGTTGGCGTAGGTAATACTGTCTTCAGTCCTGATGTATACGTTATGGCAGTTGGTGATTATGGATCTATAGCAAGAGCAGTTGCTATTGGTAACAGTATCAGTACATGGACTCCTCTAACACTACTAGAACAAAGACAAATACCTGCTATTGCACAAATTAGTACATTCCCAAGTACATACGAGGGTAATTTCCAAGATGTGATTTGGGAAGGAACTAGAAATACATGGGTTGCAGTTGGTGCTGCTGGATCTATATTTACTGCTGTAGGTATGACAACTGATTCTGCATACAGTCAGTTCTCAGGAACACTACAACAACTTAATGCAGTATGTTACGGTCAGTCAGAATACATTGCAGTTGGTAATGGTGGTGCTATCATTGCTTCTAATGACGGAACAAGTTGGTCAGATAAAGTAAGTAATACTGTCAATGATTTGAATGACATCATTTATGATGGTAGTAGATTTATCGTTGTAGGTGACAGTGGAACTATTGGTATTTCTACTAATAAAAACTTCTGGCAACCTTGGAGTCAACAACTACCAGCTGGAACACAACACCCTGCTACATTTGACTTTGCTAAGATTAAGTTCTTTGATAATATCTACGTTGGTCTCAGCACAGTGGGTCAACTATACTACTCATTTGACCTTGCTAACTGGAACTTAAGACCTATTTCTCATCCTAATCAGATTCGTGACCTTGTACAAACACCTTATGGTGATTTTGCAAGTAATAGAGTTATCACAGTTGGATCTGGAACCACAACATTCTATGCAGATCCAGTTCTCAATAGAGCAACCGCTGTAGCGTCTGCAACTGCTGGAGTTATCACATCAGTCACAATTACTAATGGTGGATTTGGTTACGAAGTTGGTAGTTCACCTCCAGTTATCGTACAACCAGATAAGACTAAGAGTGAAAAAATATTCTCGGTTGATTCAAAAGGAGACTTTGGCGACATTGTAGGGATAAATACATGGCTACCAGGCTCAGGTTCAAGACTCCCACAGTTGGAGTTTACACTCAAGTCTCAGTTTAACGATAACTCAAACTTGGGTTATGGTTACTCCTCACTAAATCAACTCGGAGTTGAATACAGTGGTCTACAACAAGGCGACTACTTTACAATCTACGATAGTTCATTAGTTGTTGGTCACGCACTAACAGGTATTACTACCGCTAGTGGTTCACAAGAAGTTGTCGGTATGGTTACTGCTGGTGATTATCTTGGTGGTGTATTCAGAGTTGAAGTAGTAACAACAGGAGACTCTGTTTCTGGTTTAGTCACAGTCAGATGTGCTTTTGAACCAGGCCCTGTAACTCTAGGTAACAATACAATTCACGTTGGTATTGCTGGAACCTCTAATGTTGATACATTCTGGGGTAAATATAGTTGGGGACAATTCTTTGGTTATCAGAATCGTGGTGCTGGTAATCCAACAGATTTCGTTGTCAATCCAATGAACGGTAATACTGGATTATCCACAGCTGCTGTAGTATCCAGATTAAAACCATTAACTTAACCACTAAATAAAACAAAAAGACTAGTTTTTTTAAAATGCCTGCCATAATATCCGAACAGTTTAGAATTTTAAATGCCGAGACTTTTGTAAAAAGTTTTGTCGGAGTCGGATCTACTGTTAACAAATACTATGCGTTCATGGGATTACCAAATTCTATAGAACCAAAGGCAGGCGGTACTGCCACATGGCCAACTGACACCCCTGCACCTTTAGATGGATTTGAAGAAGAGTATTCTATCAAAGAATCTATAATTGCTATGAAGAAAGTGACTGACAAGGATGTTCGCAGACTTGTTAGAAAGGTAAGATGGGTTGCTGGTACGACCTATGAGATGTACCGACATGACTACAATATTTACAATCCCACACCAATAACTTCACAAGGTAGTTTGTATGATTCAAATTACTACATAGTGAATGAG